CACACCACGTCGGGGATTCACCAGAGTGTTGTTGTTAACACGAATGTAAACGTTCACACTCCTCCTCAAATGTCTCAGAGTGGTGAGACAAGAAAGGGCAGCAACTTCATTGAAAATTGAGGTTTGTTGAGAGAGAGAAGACATAGTGATACATTGAAAATAGAGCGAACTCGAGTTGATCGTCAAAACGAACGAGAGGACGTATCCAATCCGAAAGAAATAAGTAATTCTATCATCGCTGCGCGGTCTATTCCACATAAAAACATGGAAAGACAGTTGTACTTTATAGAAGACACTGAAGCATTCAGGCTGGTTACTGCTTTGGACATTCAGTTATTCTTCCTCCATACCGAGATAATAGAGAGTGAACAGGGTTACGAGTAGTTCGGCTCGAAGTAGAAAAGTTAGATCTCTTCGTAAATCGATCAGGTGTTTCATTTGCGTACTTCACGGGTATAATAATAATGTAGACACCACGCTCACATTATGCTGGATACAGCTTGGTTATATCTTGTTATATTCAACAACATCATTAGAGGGCACAAGTTTGAGACAGTCAGTTATACGAATCTTAGTATTGAAGTATGTAGTCGTGCTTATTATGGCACAGTCACAAGTTAATCAACACAGTCGAAACGACAAACGTCTTGAAAACCACATGATCCTCTTCAGTCTTTCCAGAGAATGTAACTCTTACTAGGATTCCGGGTTGTGGAAGCACTAGGTATCGATCGGTCAGGGACAACAAAAGTCAGTCATTAACGTTTAGGTACATTTAGGGTTATTCATGGAGAAGGAGCTAGAGAATAAAACAATAGGGTGGGGCCAATCAAAGTTCCAAATGAAAAATCATCCTTGGCTCCGCGGTAAATTTTAGCACGCGGACCTGTAATTCTAAGAGAGGGCATAAATCCTGTAGAATAAAGTTCAGAACCTCCGTCATTAACATTACATAGCAATCGCTTAGTAGCAGATAAAAACGGCATCTGGACTTCATGAATAGGAGTAACAGCTGGAAAAGTAATATGGGAAACAGCATTCACACTATTGGTCTCTTCTGGACCGAAACTCGAAAACAAACGTTCAATCGTACTTACGAAGGGAGAATAAATCTTATCAGCCGTGCCGTCAAACACGAACTTGTAAGAAATACCACCTCTCCAATAAGCATACATTGAACTCAAGTAAGATAAATAATCACCCTCAATCATA